TGGAGACGCTGGTACCTGCGAATTGTCAATTTCATTAACAAAAACGCCAGGGGATACAAATCTAAACTTCTTAACCGCCATTCTTGATGTTCTCCTTTTGCATTAATTAAGTGATTAACTTAAGTTATTTTCATTATTAAATAGTATAGGGGCACCCCAACAGTCTTATTCTCTATAAAAACCTCTACTATCAATATTTTCGGGTATATCTCCCACTACTACGTGCTCTCTGGCAAAGCGAAATTCTACGGCATTTTGACGCTTTACTATCTTCGGACGTTCTTGGTTGGGCCCGTCGCCGATCAAATATCCTAAAACATTTGCTGTAATTACTGTCTCATAATTTCTTTGAGTCATGTCTAAGTTGCTAGTATTGCTATTATTTGCATAGTTTCCTTCAAGGAACACTTCAAATTTGTGATTATCTCTCTCGATTCGAGGAGGCATTGTGCTGTTCCCTGCGATAGTCACCCACGGCTGGATAAGGTCGTTCATTTGCTGCTGGTATTCGGTGCGCAAACTAATTTCATATCCAACGGTCACCCAGGTGGGAAGAGGTATAGTTATCGTTTCATATACATTTTTTCCAGCTACCATATTTCTTTTATTGGTGGCATGCATAGAGGAACGCACGTTGCCCGGGCCAAATCTACGATCCGCCAAGTTGTTTTGAAACTCGGAAGTTTTCTTCTGATTAAGACGTCGAGCTACCGTAATAGTGCCCCCTTTGGAATCGTTAATTGGCATTACATTAGCCCACGGAAGTCCTCTCTTATTTGGCTCTTTGATAACCGACTTTCTTTCAACAGTGATAAGGGGAAGTATTAATGTTTCTTCTGAGTCCCTTACGTCTTTGTTGTTTTTAATCTGAAAAGCTCTTTCTGCGGACGCCCAAATAATGGGCACCTTTTCAAAGCCTTCGTTGGTGGTGGTGAATAAATTTAATTTTTCGTTAATAAAATCGTAAAGAGCATAATCAATGGTTTCTAATGTAGAAGGCATCATCACTACTTCTTGTACTTTACCCTCGGTGGTATTATCATCCATATACGCAAATCGAATGGGGAACTTGTTCTGTAACTCTTTTTGATTCTTTTTAACTGTCATCGTTTATACCTCGAAATGTTCCTCTGCGTGCACGGACACAATCTGCACTTATCTGAAATTTATGTTCTACCTGACCGAAATAATATTTAGTATCATTATAGGTTTTGGCTATTTCGTATAGCTTATCGCCGTATTGAACAAAGTCGCCAGGGCGAACATAAAGATTTTGATCTTCTGTTAATCTTTTGCGATGAAAATGAATCGTTAATTTGCTTTGATATTCATAGCTGTATTTATCGTTTGTTTGCTCGTTCTCAACAACTACATAAGCATATACTCGGACTGGCGGTAAAAAGGTTTTATCCAATGCCTCCCCGTATAACGAATGAAAATTAGTTCTATCAACGTCAATAGGGTAATATATAACAGTTTGCCCAATAACGCGCTCAGCTAGCTCGTCATTAACCTGCTTGACCAAATCACGCTCCTTCTTCCCAAAAAACATGGGAGGAGGAGGGGCCGCAGGTTGATCCCATTTGTTGTTCGTGTTTCCCATCTATCTACCCTACGTAGATGCCGGCCGGTATATCGGCCAAAACTTTTTCAGCATTATCTCCGATTGTTGCATCGACCTCGGCAAGTTTAGAGTACGTAAGTTCGTCAAATGTTGTCTTAAGCTCTTCTCGCAAAGCATCTTGCTCCGCTTTCGCTTGGGCTAACAATTCAGAAGCATTCAAGGTGACCGATTCTCCTGGAATAGGAATAGAAGCAAACTTCCCACGTATCTGTCCTAGCATTTCTTTTGCCAAGGCCAGAGCAAAGCGGCGGATCCACTGCTTTCCTATGGAATTAATACTATTATAGGCTATATTTTGAAACGGTAACGTATTCATATTATTGACGCCCTTGACTCCTGAAAGCCTATCTCCAGCAGAATCGTCCCAAGGGTCCGTCTCTACAGTAAATTGAAACCAAAACTTTGCTGGACTGTTAGATCCGGGAGTAGGGTGTATACGAAGCATATTATTCTTTATCTCATACGACCAATGAGATACCCTAGTATTTAAGGCATCCTCGTAAGCCATTGATTGAAGTTTGTTCTGCCAAACAGGTACAATATCGAATGTGGAATCGTCTGCATACTGTCCGTAAGTTCTTAAGTTTCCAACTACACTGAATCCTCCGTAATAACCATAAAAGCGCCACATGGCTTGAGGTGTTTTATAATAAAGTCTCCGAATTGTAATTCTTTTATTACCGACTTTGCCATAATACGGAACAGTCGAATCGGTTGCCGCTGACTCAGAAATAATAGTCTGTAAATCATAATCTGATTGACTATTAACTTTGGTTACAGATCCTGAATAAATATATTCGGTGCCCCCAACATTAGAATCGGTAGCAACGCGTTCTCCAACTCGCCTTATATAGCCGTAATCATACTTTGGATATCTTAGTTCTATTTTTGAACCCGAAAGAGAGTGGCCGCTTGTAATTTGCCCATCCTGATTAAAGGAGGCAGTAGAGTGACCCAAAAAGCTTGAGAGCGAATTCTTCGACTGATGCACGTTAACAATGTATGAATATTCCAAGCAGGCCTCTTCATAGGCTGCATATATATTTCCAGCCGTTAACTCAATATCTAATATATCACCGCCTAATTTTTTATAAGTGTATGCTACCTGATCAGCTGCGCCGGCGTGAAATGCCGTCGTTTCATAAATGCCAAAAGGGAGTGCCGCGGCAACATCACCGGACGTTCCCGTGACCGGTAAAATATTAGAATTCGTAGTAGAAGCTGGATTTAATTTTGGAAGAGCCATTTATTAGTCCTCAAGGTTAACTAGTGATACTGTTATAAATAGAAAGCCCCGCCTCAAAAGAGACGGGGCTTTAACTATTTTGACCTTACGTCAGTTATAATTAAACTAGATCACGAATGACAACTAGTCCATACATATCTGGACGCACCATCTTCTTGGCATATCGGGTCATGACGCCCTTACGGGGTACAAAGTCCTCAACGCCGAAGATTGTAGGCGTGGTCTGCAGCGGCACATAGGGAGCGTATACATAACCACTCTCTAGGAAACTACCGCCTCTACGGCCCACCAGCACGAGGCTGCGCGGGAAGTAGGGATCGACATAAACATCCCATTTCTTAGAAACGGAACCAACCTTAACGGTGCCAATCGTGCCCTTATCACTGTCAGCAGTGACATTGGCGCGGAAGCCAGCCGTGAACTCAAGGATGTTGGCAACTTCAGGTCCGCAGACGACGAAGTTAGCAGCACCGCGTAGAGTCTTACGGTGGATCTGAGCAGAGACATCATTGATGGTCTCAATAAGCGTCTCATACCACTCGCTCACGTTACCGGTGAAGTCGGGAGTAGCCGTGGTGGCACCAACCTCCTTACCAGTTTCGCGATCAAGGAATCGACCTGCAGCACGTGACCAGTAACGAACACCAGCCTTCGAACCGCGAATTAAGTCCTCGATGATCTCGCGATCAATTTCAAGAGCGATCTGCTCAGATAGAATCTGAGTAAGCTCGACCTCGGCATCAAGGTTGTGGTAGGCGTTAAGATCCTGTCCTAACTCCGGGGTCCACTTAGCCTTGAGCTTCTTGGTAACTGCCGTAACAGCCACACTGTCGACCTTAATATCGATCTCAGGAATGTTTGGACTACCTTCCAGTCCCCATTCACTATCACCCTTTAGAGAACCCAGACCCGTACCGACGTCAAAGTCGTCTGTCTCTGGCCACGTCCACGTATTGGCCGCGGCTGCACTACCGGTCATTAACTTCATAGCCGGAAGAGAGTCACTACCATCACGACTAACAAAAGTCATTAGAAGCGACGTTGAACTACGATCGTTAAGCGGGCCTCCCTTGGACGCGGAGCCATACATGGTAAGTCTGCGAACGAGACGGATCCCAGCGGTTGGCCAGGCGCCACTTCCGGAAGAATCAATAATACCGGGGCCACCATTAACGGCGCCTCTGGTACCAGAAACCTGGATAGCAACAAGATCATCTACATTTAGAGCAGCACCTTCTGCAGTAAAGAGACTTGCAGAAACCTGACACACAATAACTTGGCTCGAGCCAGAAAGGAAATCCGGATCGTATTGAGTAAGTGCTCCTAAAGTGTGGGCACTACTGCCGGCAACAACAGAAACATTACGACTACCAGTCGTGTCTGTTTGACCAGCGGTACCGGAAGCAATTACAGTAAAGTTGACTCCGGCAAGAGTAGAAGAAGCCGTAGGCGACGCAAAACCATTATTTAGGGCATACGGGCCGGCTTCGGGATTATTACCCGTGGCCAAATCCACACCGCCAGTAATCTGTGATCCAACAACGCCACCACCAAAGAGTGACTGGTTAATATCGTTACCTAGACGATACTTCTCATTAGCAGAAGCACCACCAGAATCGGGTGAATAAAGGAAATCAAGGAAGAAGATCAGGCCAGAAGGCAAGCTCATGGGCTGAACACTTACAAGATCGTTGGCAATTAGATTGCCGAATACTCGGCGAACGAGGGGGAACGCGACGGCAGCAAAGCCCTCAACGTCTCCAGCAGCCATGCTGGAGGCCTCACGAAGTAGCTCTCTTGCTTGGTTTTCAAGCAGCGACGCCATTCCGTTACGAAGATGATCATTATCTAGACCCTCTAGAAGACCAGTCTTTTCCCACTTAGAGATTAGAGCTTCGCCTTCTCGAGAAAGATCTCGATTAATAATACCTTCGGTTAACTTTTGAACAATAGACATTTTTTATATTACCTCCTAAAATTTTATTGTTTTAAACCTGCCAAACGTAACATTCGATCCATATTTGGATCAACAGTAGTAGAAGCATTTCTACCTCTATTTGAGTCTATACTAGAACCTAAAAGCATAGAAGTGGTTGGTTTACTAACAGCTTCGCGAAGTGATTCAATACGGCGAGTCGTGTGACCGCCCACTGCGCCTTGAAGTGATTCAAACAACATCTTCGTTTCTTCTACCGAACTGGCGTTACGAACAGCTTCGACAATTTTCTCTTTTTGTCGCTCATTCAAGGAGGTGCTATTCAAAGCCTTATTTTGATAAAGAAGTTTGGCGTTTTCTAATATCAAGATATTTAATTGATCCTTTGCTTCTCCAAGCAAGGACCTTAAACCGCCGACCTCGTTTTGCAAGTCAACAATTTGTGATTCATAAAGTTTTAGATAATTTTCTTTTTCATCGGTTACCTCATCCGATTGGGCCTCAGCGGCCGCGTTTTCAGCAGCGGCTTCTTCAGCTTGCTCCTTGGACTTCGGCCAGATAGATCCCTGCAGCCGAGAGGCAACGTCCACCGTCAACTCTTCCGCTATGGCATCGATAAGCTCATCAGAGATCTCAACATCTTCTTCTAGTGGCGCAGCCTCCGGAGCTTCCGGGACTTCCGCTCCTGGCTCGCCACCTAGGGGGGGAGCTTCTTCTTCCCCGCCAAAAATTTCTTCGGCCGTCTCCTCGGAACTCATTAGTTCTGAGGCATCGGGTCCTAGACCCTCTTCCTCTTCGGCATGGAGCCGAGCCTTCAAATCGTCAAAATCAATCTCGATCATCTCTTCATCCTCGGGGCCTTCGATGTCGGGATTTTCATGAGCCAACGGCACATCATCAGCAAAAGAGGCGTCTTGAGCGGGAGGTACATCTTCTCCTAAGCCCATGCCTAGATCCTGTTCTAAGCCCATATCTAGATCCTGTTCTAGAAGAGTGCCGAGAGCGTTTTTAACTTCCCCCGAATACTTCTCTAATACGGCATTCTCGGCGTTTTTTAGCGCGGCCTCTTTTAGGGCTGCGGCGTCGACGATAGCCTGTTCTAACAATGAAGACATTAAATCACTCCCATTCCTGATAATTTATCAACTTAATTAGTATTGAGAATACTAAAAAGACTGTAAAGACAATATTTTATACCTCACGGAGGGCCACACAAAAAAAGAAACCTACACAGCTTCCCCATTACGATGCAAAACCGGCCGCTTCATAGATAGCCTGGAGAGCATCTTCCTCTATGTCGCCAGTGAATATGGCGAACGCAGCCCATCTACAGTCTGCTGGTATTGTGCCGCTGCTTCCATAGCCAAAGCGAAGGCCGCCCTGAAGCGAGGCGAAGCTTCCCTGGTCTACGTCCCATTTGTTCTGGTCGGTACCCCAATCAGAGCCAATCTCCTGTATATAGCTGTAGTGGTGATGCTCGTCGCTGAGGTACCTCTCATGGTGCCAACCCCAGAACATCCACTGACCACACAGACCAGCGCCCGTGCCGGCTCCAGATGAGCCGTGGCTAGCAATCAACTGTGGGCTTGTCCCGCCCTCGGCGCGGCTCGCGTGCATATAGTCACCATAACTGCCAAGCATTAGCGTTTTTGCTGAGCCAGCCCCAGCGGTGTCTATACCTGTGTAGGCAACAACCTCGTGGTCATTGCCCCAATGGCTAGGCATGTAGTAGATAACAAAGCCGCTGCTTAGGTCTGTCTCTGCTGATATGGGAGTTATGGCGCTGTCCAGAGCCCCGAAGTTTGTAGTTCCCATGTCTGTAGCATCGTTGCTTACATACTTCGTTAAAGTCGATGAGTGGCCGCCAGGAGCACTGCTATCGTCAATCTGCCAATTTCCCCTAGAGCCAACAATACCCTTGATGTCTGGCCTTCCGTTTCCGGATATGTCCGTCATGATCACCGCTCCGGAATCGAAATCTCCAGTATTAACTTCTTGGCAAGTCCATAATCCGAACAACTTCCCGGTGTCCTGGCACGCAACTACGAAGGCATCTCCTCCTCCCCCCTCAATACCCAATACATTTTTAATGTTATCGCCAGGAACTTCCAAGATCGATTTGATTGATTCGCCTGAAACCGAATTAAGAGTTTTAATTGACACTATTTTAGTGCCCTTCGGGTTCGATTTCTACGTAGGTGCTACCAGGATTGAAGTAAATTACGTTTGCCGTATCTGTAGCGTATCCAACTACTCGCACAAAAGCATTGCCGCCGGTCGGCGCACTTCCGGTTACAAACCCGGCCCCATAGTGGTCTCCCTTACTCGAACTACAAACATAAATCGGGGCGCCCTTTATAAAGGCGCCCGACAAAAAGGTGTTGGCATCATAAAATCCTCTTATAAGCATTCCATGGGTACCTATAGTGGTTCCCAACGATATACCTAACATTTGACTATAGCCACCGGGCTGGTTGACGCCGCTTCCAGTTGCTTCCGCAGATGCCGACATCCAACCGCCGGCGCTGTTAAGATAATATAGCGCGCCGGCTGTTAATCCAGCCGAAGAAGAGCCAAAGTACACCACTTCGCCACCGCCCGTGTCGTTGCCCAGACCAGTTGGATCATGATGGACATCGAGAGCGACCTTGGGAGCCGCAGTTCTAATGCCGACAAAGTCCGTTGAACCCTCAGCAAAAATCGTATTTGCATTTCCGTTTGTTTCAACCCTGAAGTCTAAATCGGCGCTGTTTTCGTTAAAAACTGCACCCCCGTTTGCGGTAAATGCCCCACTAACATCTAAAGTGCTAGCAAGTGTAGCCGCACCTTGAGCATGGAAGAGACTAGAACCAGAAATCTCGCCGATGACTGATAAAGTTTTAGAGGGCGTTTGCGTTCCAATGCCGACTCTCCCAACAGCGCCGCCAGTTACAAACAATATTGGAGCATTTGCTGAAGGAACGGAGCCTGAAGTCGCATCGATTTGAAATAAAGCACCCGGAGAGCCAGAAACATGGAGGAGAGAGTTCGGTGTCCAGGACGCGCCGGCGTTGGGGCCAATACCAAAGTTGCCATTCGAATCAATCGCGGCTTTGACAAGGCCGTTGATCCTGAAATACAAATCGGCATTGCCGTAGACGGAGTATGAATTGAGGCTTGTCACTCCGTTGGCGTTCTGTGAGAGCGCATATGTGCTGACACCATGATTCAGTGCCGCATGACCAACATAACAATACCCGACATTATTATAGACTCGGTAGGAAGGTAGGCAGCCGAGTTCCAAATTGCCGATCCGGGCGTTTTGTATATTATATCCCGTATCAATTATATACTCGGGATTGGTGGTTCCTATTCCCAGAGCGGCGCCGGAGAGGGGTGCGTTACTGCCATTATTTACGTTGGACAGGAGAGAGCTCGTTACAAATATGGCTGAGCCGCTGGCTAGCCCATCAACTCTGAATAGTGCTGCGTCACCCGAAGAGGAAACGTGCAAGCTTGCGCCTGGCGCCTGAGTACCAATGCCGACTCTATTTGCGCCGCCGTCGACAAAAAGCATGTTTGGCTCACCGCTAGATTCAACACGGAAATCGAAATCTCCGCCGGCCTCATTGGATGTAAATGCTCCATAATTGGTAATCGTGTTGCTTCCAGAAACTGTAAGGCTTCCTGTAATATCGACTTTGCCCGACTGAGAAGAAGAAATATACGTCCTCACACCGTCCGAACCACTTACTGAAGCCACTCCGGAACCACTAATAATTGTCGTGCCTTGAGAACCGCTAATGATAACAGGCATTATTCTATTTCCTCCATTAACAACTTGAAGCGCTTACCGGTTTTGTTGTTCTTTATAGTTAGAT